TGACGAAATCCCCCCGGGCCACCCCCGCTCCCTGACCAGCCGCTTCAGCGCCTTTCGGTAGTCTATTGCCGCCTGCCTGACTACGGCGACCAGCAGGTTGTTATATCCTTCCACGTTCCTGCCTCCTTACATACTGGTCTACGCTTTCATGCTCCATCTGCCTGCCCTGGTGCCGGATCAGGCGCCTTGCCTGGAAGGATAACTCCCCAGGGGCATAGGCCGGCCGGCGCATCCATTCTCTCGCCTTCTCCCCGGGATCCCTGTCCCTCTTCCGATTCTTCAATCTATCATCTCCATTTCCTTCGTTTGTTTCGTTAAACGCCCATTTCTTTTACGCAGTCTGGTCTGTTAAAGTAGCGTACTCATTAAAAATCTTCTGAATAATACAACTGTTACACTCTCCGTCACAATTGTTCCCACAGCAAAGCATATCAACATCATCAACATTGCTCTCTCCTCCACTTGTAGTAGGGTTTGTAACTGTGCACCACGTTCTCGGCACATATGTGCCGTCATCCAACTTAATCATTTCAAACATATTCTGTCCTCCTTCTAAATCCTAATTTATATGTTCTTGTAGTATCCGCACCACACCAACCGCATTTTACTTTACTTTTTATTATTAATACCTCCTCTAATAAAAGATTGCTTTTATAGTATGATTTCATAAATGATATCATTATGATAATTTCCAAACTTATCCTTTATCGCATCTTTTAAGATATGTTTTGTACCATTGTATTTTTCACAAAATTTATCGTAATGTTTTTCTACAGGATTACCACCAATCATTCGCCATTCAATCCTATGTAATTTGTATTCATAAATCAATTTATTTAATTCGCTGTATAAATCCTTACCTACGATTAAATTACCTCTATCAAAAGAAATAAGTCCAAATCTACTAGCGCAAGATGAATACCAATCTATGTGATAATCTAAATATCCTAGTAGTTTTCCATCCGAATTAACAATAGCATACTGAAATCTTCCACTTTCTGTTTCTTCCTGAATATTTGGCAGCCAGTTAGTTAGACCACCTGTTTCATACATCATATCTTCTGTATAGTAATAATTCTTAAATGCTTCAAGTATTTCATTCTTTTTAATAATTGCTGGTACTAACACATCATTCACCTCTCTCTAAACATAAACTTCAAATCAATACTTGATTTCATGCTACTCTGAAACTATCTCCAAGCATTCCATTGGAATTTCGCAGCATAAATCCACTGTTGCATAATCTATATTTGTATCTTCATCGTGCCAGATAGCTAATATTTCTTGAGTTGTTTTACCAAATCTTCTACAGAAATCCGGAATTTCTTCTTTGATAAAACCTAAATCTCTCATAACTTTTGGTAGATTTTCTTTTACTTTAACCTTGTCTCCAACTTTCATAATCAATCTCCTTCTTTTGATAAATAAGTAGCAACTTTTTCTGTTTCTATTACCTTGATAAATTCTTCGACTGATGCGTTCTTATACTTTGCTATTGCATCTTCTGGTGACTCTGCGAATACATATGATTCACCCTCGTATTTAACTCTATATAATTCTAAGTTATTGATTATCCCGTACCAATTCTGTTTCCTTGTAATGTCGTTGTTGTCCGTTGCTATGCTCTACCCATACCGTTCCATCACCACAAACTTCCACAACAACACCAGTGATATACTCTGCTGGATTTAAAAACCACCTTACTTTATCTCCATCCTTGAATCCTTGCTCTTTCATCTACTTTCTACCATCCTTCCTCCTAAACGCCCAGTCAACTTATATTGCTGGCATAAGTCCTGGCTGTGCTGTATCATTGTCAGCAAACATTAAAATATCCCAATTCAGTGCCTGTCCGCAGTGATAACAGTAATCTGCTATTCCTGTGCCTGTAAAACCACTACCACAAGCAGGGCATCTGTAACTATCCGTGTACCTAATTTCAGCATCATTAACTTTCACGGGTTTCTGCGGTATCTGCTTTTTAAGTGCGGACACCGCCGTTTCTATAGCCTGCCCCATATCAGATTCCCAATCGTCAAAACCACCTTGATAACGTCCACCGACCATTTTACACGTCTTAGGAACATTGTTTTTTAATACCTCAATTGCCTTATTGTCATCCATTGTCCTTTCCTCCTAACCCCTAATATTCCTCATCGTCATAATCCTCGTCTTCGACCAGGATTTTACAATCTTCCCACTCGGCTCCGCATCTTGAACACACATAAAATCCTTTTTCTTCATACGGTGATTGACTTTTCGATGTACAATCACAATACTTGCATTCCCAATGTTTACCTTTCATTTTCCGATCGCTCCTTTAAATGCTAAGTTAATCGCTCATTCCAGCCCACTGTTCTGCCATCGCTTGGATGGCAGAATAAAACCCTTGTGCCCCCATAACTGATAATGCTGCTACCGGATTCACGAAAACATTGTCTTTTCTTTCCAACCATTCTTCGAGATAGTCCACTGTGTACACTGGATGCATTAATCTTCTAACAATCTCTTTCTCTCGTTCTGTCATGTCGTCTATTTTCCTCCTAAAATCTAATCTCTTTCACTTGCCACTTGCTTCAATTTGTTGCTTTCTTCGTCCCTCTTTCCCAGCAAGGCTCCTAATCTACGACATCTCTTTTTCTATTTATGTCGACTGACGTAAAGTTGTGTCCGCTTTTAGAATTTACATATTTTACCAATTATAATCTCTGCGGTTATACTAAAGAAAAAGGGGGATTTTTTATGTCAGATCCTATTACTACCTTGCTTCTGACACTTGGAATTCATTCTACTTACCGTGGTTTCTATTACCTTCGACACGCACTTAAACTCTGTCTGCAGGACGAAGATTATCTGCTTTTCGTCTATAAGCGCCTTTATGTAGACATTGCTAAGGAGTTTCGTGTAAGTCGTGATAGCGTTGAGCATTGTATGCGTACTACGATTACTTACTGCTGGAATAACGGAAACCGCGATTTCTTATGCGGCATTGCAAAGTATCCTCTGCTTTCCAAGCCAACGAATAGTGAATTCATTGATATTCTATATCATCACTTGAAATTCCAGGACAGGTAGCCCGCTTTTGCGGGTTACCTGTCTCTTGATTCAATCCATCAAGTGGACGACAATGCTGGTGGGTAGAACCTTTGAATATTGGAACCTCTATCAGCGTGTCATAACGCCTTGTCCCTCTTTACTGTAATGTCAACAGTAATTGTCATCCTGCCAAACGTACTATTCCTCTATCTCTTATGGCTTCTCGCACCAATCTTCTCACGCTTTCATTCAAACACTGTTCAATTATTTTCCTGAAATCCCCATCAAATATTCCGCATGCAGCGTATTGATTATCGGCGCAAATGCATACAGGATACCGATCAGGAACTCGTCGTTTCCGTATTTTCCCTTCAGTTCAGTTACTCGCCTGTTGAATCCCCCCATATCATGATCCCTCAGGTACTGCTTGTAGGATCCCCAGCAGTCGTTATAGATCCCTCTCACTCTCTGCTGGATCATGTCCGCATCATTCAATAATCCTGCACCTCGCTTTCCTATAACTGGTTTTTCGCCGTTTCCATTGATTCTCGAAGAAGCCGATCTGATCTACATAGTCATAACCGACTGGCTGTTCCTTCCCCTCGCACATCCTGGCGATCCTTCCAATGCTCTGCGTCACTACTGCGTAATCTTTCTTTGGAGTTGCGAGATACAAGCGATCAAGCCTCGGAATGTCCAGCCCCTCTTTTGCCAGGCTAAAGGATGCAAATAGGAAATGCTTTTTTCCTGCCTTCATATCCTCAAGCGCCTGTATCCGGTCAGCCTTTGCCTTCTTGGATGTCATCCTGCCGTCAATCATGGCGCTATCCTTTTTCAATTCTTCAGGCAGCATATTCTGCAGCAGATGCAGATGATCCAGTCTGTCCGATAGAATCAGATTCGAGTGATTTTGATTCTTGACCAAATCCTCCGCAATGATCTGGCATCGCGCAATGTTTCCGGTCAGATATTCCATCAGTTTGCTGTATACCATAGTCCCGTCCGTATCCAGGCATGACCGGCTTGTCATGATCCCCGTATCCCTTCTTAAGATCTCCACCTGCATGATCTTTTCCGCAACCGCTTCATCCGGCACCTTATACTGGATATCTCCCAGTATGGCGAATGTGCTTTTGATCAGCCCGTCAGATCTGTGAACCGTTGCACTGAGTCCGTATTTGTAACTTGCAGCCAGACGGCTCATAACCCTGTAAAACATCTTCATTCCAGATGGAGTTCCTGATACCCGGTGGCATTCATCCACGATAATGACATCCCATTCATACTTGTACTTCTCCAGATCCAGTTTTGAAAGCGTCTGCACAGTCGCAAAAGTCATATGGCTTCCAATCTGCACCCTGCCTCCTGTGATCTTCCCAAGCGTTTCCTCTGGATAATACTGTCGCGCCCGGTCATAAGACTGATTCAACAGATCTGCGGTGTGCGTCAGCCAGAGCGTCTTTCTCCCGATCCTCGCCGCAAGTGCGATCCCCATCTGAGTCTTTCCGGAGCCGCAAGGGCTTTGGAGAATTCCGCATCCAGCCCTTTTCATGGCGCTTACCGCCGCCTCTTGATATTCATACAGCGGAACCATGTCCGGGAATTCCAGCATCCCATTGTCTGCCAGGTCTTGTATGATCCCCGTATCCTCTGTCAGAAATCTTCGCACCTGCTTTCCAGTCCCGCACGGAAGAGCCAGCACATCGCCATCTACGTAGAAGAGATATAACTGCTTTTCCGTATTTCCAGTCCATAGTCCCATTCGCTGCTTCCTGGCGTATTCAGGATTAGGGATGATCAGATTTTCTCTTGCCCACGCTACTAACTCCGGCACCGGATTCCTGATATAGATCTCATTGCTGATTGTTACCTGCATCCCGCCACCTTCCTATCAAGGCGGTCCCGATGCTCGATCCAGCGTTCAAAGAGCCTTCCGCAGCGCATTAATTCATTTCTGGTCGCCTGCTTCGCTCCACTTTCCATCATGGTCGCAAGCATGCGGTAAGGCACCAGAATGACCATGCCCTGCAGCCTAATCGCAAAGAGTCCCGGGCGGTTCCCTGTGCTGCTCCATAATGACATCGCATTGTGCTGGTTCTCCTCTATCCTGCTCAGCCTGAATGAATCCCCCTGGCAATCCTTACAGTCAAAGACATAGGTCTCTCCATCTCTGGCCGCGATCACGTCAAACGGCTGCCCATTCTGGTTGTCCTTCATGCAGTGAGACCAAAAGCCTTTCTCTGCAAGCATCTGTGCAAATTCCTTCTCGAATGCTGTTCCATTGCTTTTATTGCTCATATTTTATTCCTCCTCTATGCGTACCCGCTCGTTTTTCCTCCTCCATTTTCGCTTGGTCTTACCTTTTTACGCGAAGGTCTTTCCACGTTTATGTAAAAAAACATGCCGCAAAGCCAGTAAAAACGTTGGGTCTTACCGTCTTACCCAAAAACACACCATACAACCACATATTTTTATAAGAAAAAAAAATTATTGTAATTTTTACTCCTACACGTATATGGTACATGGTAAGACAGGTAAGATGGTAAGACTATATATTATAAAGTGCGTATTCACGCTGTTTTATGGTCTTACATTTTGTCTTACCAAAATATTTGCGGTAAGACTTTAATCGAATGGAAGTCTTATCTGATCATTATCCACCGCGGTAAAACCATCCTCGTCTGCATCCGGCTCCATGTTTATTTTTAAATAACTTGCCTTGATTCCATGTACTTTTGTTTGATGGACAAATTTACCTTGCGTATTTTTCACAAGCCGGTTCTTTTCTGCCCATTTCTTGCTGATTGCTGCATAATCGAATCCCGTCTTTTCCAGAAACTCGCACAGCACATCCTTATTGATCACGGCTACTGGTGGCTTTTCCGGATGCTCCTCATCCTCATCGATCCTGCCCCAGACCTCTCCCTTATTCAGGGAGTCTGTCCCATTCGGGTTCTGGAACCGCACCGGGTTCTTGGCAATCCAGTTCAGCACTGCCTGATAGGACCGTTCTGCTACATCCACTTCATTTGCGCTCCTGAGATACTCTTTCACGTCAGCTATAGTTAACGGAATTTCGTCCGTAAAGATCAATTCTGTAAGTATCCGATCAGCCACCAATATACAGGACATCGCCATTGCCTGTTTTTCGGTCGTGTCGAGTTTGCACATGGAATCAAAAAGACGCTTATATTCTTCCTTCAATTTTCTTGTTTCAGTGCCACGCAGATAATCCACTAACATTTTCCCTGCAAATCCATGGTTTTCTTCTAATACCGACACGCTGTAATTTCCATCTTCAAGCAGCTTGGACTCAATTTCTATCTCTATCACCCGGTTCTTTGATCCTGCCCGGCTGTTCTGCTTTGTGATGGGCTCCTCGCCCGTAAACAGGAAGCTGTTGCACCATGTCATCGTCTCTTTTACACCTCCAGATGCCTTTCCCTGTCCACGCATAATGCCTTCGGTCAGCCTATAAATCAGTTTGTCATAGTTGGTTGTCCATCTATCTTTCACAGTCTGTAATTCATCTCCCGCGAATGGGATAGAGCGCAGGAATGCTGCTGACTCCATATAAAAGTACTGTGTATTGTCCATTGTTTTCAACAGTCCGCCCATTTTAGGATCCCCCCATATGGACATGGCTGCCATTACCGCTACTGTCTTGCAGGTGCCTGAATCACCACTCCAGATATGGAATACAAATGGAAGCGCATTTACCAAACTGAGCAATGGACTTGCCGCGCTCGCTGCAAATGCCATTCTTACGATTTTGTTTTTCCTGAGCACAGAGCAATGGTCTTTCCACGCATCAAAACTGCCTTCCTGTCTTATATTTTTGAATACTGCATTGAATCTTTCATCGCCATCATAGACAATATCCTGAGCATAAGGCATGAACTCATTCCCTGCCCATCCAAGCCGGTTAATTGACCGTTTAGGGCTTAATTTTGCTGGATTATATCCCACACAGTCACTGATATACTTTACAAGGCTCTTGGCATTCTCCGTGGTAACCTCAATACCGATCTTGCTCAATACCTTCACAATGGAGTTGTTATCTGCGCACACATCCCGGCCGACAGTAACTTGGTTCCAGCTCCCGTACTTAAAGTAAGCCAGCCGGATCCGTTCATCTCCAGTATCAACATTTTTCAGTATCTCTACTGGAAGGATCGGGTGCGTGCAGGCATTGATAATCACCGGCATTCCCTTATTGTCAAAACGCTGCATGGTTACGCCCAGATCGTTTGCCCGCCACTGCCCGCACTCCAATTCTACCGGCTGACCGGTAAAGGCGGTCTTGTTCCCGGTTTCCTTCATCTTCTGCGCATAGTCTTGGAAGAAGGCCTTTAGCGTCGAATTAAACTCGCTGATCCGCTTCAATTGCCTGGCTCTGGTTTTCATCCCTTCGATATACCTTGTCCGCTCTACGATATCCTCTATTTCAAAAATTTTACAAAAAACTTCATCTGGAAACGGATCAGCGGGAGTAAGCTCCATCATTCCATCCAGCAATTCGTCTTTCGATTTCTCCAAGTCTTCTCACCGCCTTCCTGTCTGCGTAGTACTTTTCCGGGCATTTCTCCAGGCACTCGAGCCTGTATTCCACGATGGACAGTTCCTGCAGCGCCTCCTCGAAATGTGGGGATGCGAAATCATTCTCCGCCTCGCAGAGAAGCATCCAGTAGCCCTTCAGGATCGCCATTGCCATCGCCTTGAACTTTTGGAGTTCCCTATATCTTCTCTGCCGCTCCTGACGCTCCCGCTTCTCCCGGTAGGAAAGGTTCTCCAGCCGGATTGGCAGGGAAAAGTCCTCGATCAGTTTTTTGCATGCCTCTTCATTGGTCAGGTCAAAAAGCCTTCCCACAAATTTCACTACATCGCCGCCTTCGTGGCAGGTAAAACAGAAATATCCCTTGTCATGCTGGTAAATCTTCATGCTGGGATGGCTGTCCGCATGAAAAGGGCAGAGGCAGAACCCCTGCCGGTTTATCTGGAGCCCGTAAAATTCGGCTGCCTTTTTCATGCTTAACGCCCGTTTTACCTCCTCGTAGTCCTCCCTACATAAATGGCAGTTCTTCATCGATGCCATCCGGAATATTCATGAATCCGTTCTCGTCTGCCGGTCCATACTGCGGGGGCGCGCTGGCGGCTCCTGCGTCATCCCCGAGCAGCTTGTCCTCCGGCACCTTTGCGTCCTTCAAGCCGTCTATGCTGCGGATCTGCGCTATCTTGGTTGCCATGCGCTTCTCCCCTCCAGACGTAAGGAATTCTTCCCTTCCCATAATTGCGCCAAATTTCTTTTTTACAAGCGTTTTTTCATTTCCCTGCTGTCCCCATGGGAAGGAATAGCCAGGATTCGATTTTTCGATACTGGTCATAAGCCCTTTAAAGAACGGGGTTCCCAGTCCATCCATGTTCTGCCTGTGTATGCCTTTATATTTTGCATTCTGATCCGTCTGCTTTGCAGCATTATACTGCTTCTGATAAAAGCCTTTGTATTCCCCTTCTGCTATGTCAAACTGCATGACAAATCGGTCATGCCCGTTATACTCCTCCTGCCTGGCTCCTAAGACTTCGCATATGTATAGGCCAGCCGGAAGCTGTACAGACTCTCCCGTGTAAGCCGGTGCCTCATCGTATCCCTGTGGTTTTGCTATCATAATGTCTCATCCTCTCTTTCTTGATTCTTTGGGTTTTCTATCCCGTAATACTGCCGGATGGTGTTGTCCACCAGCAGAAGGTCATTGTCTATCTCTATCTCCGGAAACATGTCATCCGGTGATTTACTTACAGCTCCGTCCCTCGACTGGGTCACAAAGACGTAGCGTTCACCCTTAACAGCGCGCAGAATGATGGTAAACATGCCGGGAAGGCAGACTTTTTCGTCCAGCAGTTTCCCGATTGTTTTAGGCCCGATGTCTCCGAATTCATTGACATCCTCATGCATGATAACGTATACGATCCGATCCTCCGGCACTTCATTGGAAATGCAATCAATCAGCCGGTAAAAATCATCCGCGAGTTGGTTGTACAGACCAAACACTGCATTCCCTTTCCCGGTCGTACTGTGTCCATCCATAAATTGCTTCGTGATCAGGTATCCTGCATCATCAATCACGATAGATTTCGGCCACTGCTTGCTTTTAACAGCCGCCTTGATCTTTCCATAGTCAGTGCACACGTTTCCTGCAAGTTTTCCTTTGAAGGGCAGCGGCTTGTTTAATACACGGATAAGCCCGAAGTCCTTTCCAACACAGTTTTTCATGCTCCGGCTTTTTCCTGCGCCGGATTTTCCTATAATCAGAACTGGAATTCCCATTATCTTCCCTCCCCGATTTTGCTGAAATCAATCGCGAAAACAGCATCCATGATTTCTCTTGCATCATCCCTAACCCCGTCAAGCGGTGTAAATGCATATGCTGAATGCTCGTTTTTATACAGCAGGATGCCTCCGGATTCGCTTACGGATGCCGGTCCGGATGGCGCATTCTCATCTCCCAGCTCGCTCAGGTCGATGATCTCGCAGCAGGTTTCCGGCACGGCCAGAATGCTTCCGGATGTATTCTGCTGCAGAAGCCGTACCTGGGAATGCTGGTCTTTTATAACGACCGGCGTTACGATATAGGCATATCTGCATTTCCGTTTCATTTCTGGCAGATCATACAGGCTGTTTTCTGCTATCTCATACTGGATCGGCTCATCCTTCTTTGCCTTGAACACGCATCCCTGCTTGGGCAGTTCGCCTGTATATTCCATTACGGCCGCCTTTATCCAGTTCGGTATGTACCCATCCTCCGTCCATGTTATCCATCTTCCTCCGGCTACGACCAGGCCGTCATAGATCCGGCCAACGGTCAGCCCCTCCCATCGGAAGGAGCTCTTTATCAATTGCTTTAACTTCGTCTTGTTTAAAAACATCCTATTTCCTCCTATATTCATTCTTGCTTTTCCGGATCGCCTCCGCCACCAGTTCGATGCAGATCTCGCATTCATGATAAGTCGGCTGAAACAGGTGCCGGCCATTGACCAGCTGCTCCGTTATCACGCTGGCCGTCTTCACGATCTGGTTCATGCGGTATGGAGGGATCCCATCCATCTTCTTTTCTTCCATACGGCTACCTCACATAATAGGACTTGCTCCAGAATCCACTTTCATGCATGTGCTCTATCCTGTTCTTCCTGACGAATTGCTGGTAAGTTGCCCATCCATACCTGGCGATCTTTTTGCCACGATCTTCCATTATCTTCCGCACGAGCTCATCTGCCTGGCCTTCCGCATAGTAATAGCGATCATATACATCTACTATCTTCTCATTCTGCTTGATCCATGAGCCTATGTTATATCTGTATTTCAGATGCTTCTTGCCCCTGTGATCCGATATCCTTATGCTATTGCACACCCCGCAGTCAAGTTTCAGGTATATGCTCGCCGTTGAATAGGCATCATACCGCTGGATGATGACCTTCTCGTCAGCCAGGCGGCCTTGGATATAATCCGCAAGCCCGGCAATCCTGCTTCTCCCTCCCATGGCCATCACCTGATATTGAGATGCGTGCCGTACGGCTCGAGTTTGGCCCACTCGACTTCCCTGCTCTGCAGCAGTTCGCGGATCGCATCCTTGTTTGGCACGGGCTTCTGTGCTATCAGGTACTTTCCTGGGATCTCTTCGATGTTCTCCGTAATGGCAAGCGGCTGCTTTCCGCCATTCGATGATACGGAAAAGCTGAATAATTCTGTCTTGAACTTTGTCTTTCCGATAAATTCCAGGTTCGCCTGCAGGGTATCCTTCAGCCACTTCGCACGATTTTCAAGCGTCATCCTTCTTTTATGCAGCCTGTCCTCTTCAGATTTAATTGCTTCCGCCTCGCCCAGCATATTTTTGATGATCTTTGCGTAATTGTCAGCCTTGTCCTCGATCTCGCCTTCAATGGATTCCAGCGTGTCCAGAATCGTCTGCTCGTCCGTCTCGCCATCATAGAGCAGGTTCATTACCCCATCGTACTGTTCTGTTAGTTCATATAATCTCATCTTATTTCTCCTTTCCCTTCTCCGATCTGACAATATAGATATTGGCTTCCACCCGGAAGATCTCAATCTGCTCCTTCAGCCCCTTTGTCCTCCTGTATGACTGCAAGTTCGGAAGCTTCTTCTTGGCCTCTTCTTCCGTGTCATACTCAATACGCATGTTCTTCATTTTCTTCGTTGCCAGGAATGATTCCAGGGCTATCACTTCATCGCTTTTTAGACCTATGCATTTCCGTTTTTTCTCCGGAACTATAACATCATAACTTATATTCATGTCTTCTTCTCCATAATTGATATAATCGAGGTTGTCTGCCGTAATCATATCCATATAGGTCACGCCCTCAGTGCCCGGGACGATTTCCTCCAGGCTGATGGTCTGTATCTCGCGGGATCTTCTTTCCCTTTCGTGACCTACCGCTGACCTTAGATCGTTTTTCACAATGGTAGAAAATTTCCATCTATGCAGGTCCGGTCTCTGAATCCATTTCTTTACGGACAGCAGATACCGGAAGATTACGACATCATACCAGTCATCAGGTTTTAATTGATTCCACCGCAGGAACTGCTCCACAAGATAATGGTTTGACTCTGCGAAGCGCTGCTCTTCCAGCGTAAGTGGTGCATACCGAGTTCTTGCATGTCCCATTTATGCCCCCCCCCGATTAATTTTTGGCACGTTCTTCACAATTGCCATCTGCTATCCCTCCTGTGATAATCTCAGATACAATGTTGCCAGCAGATTCCCGTTCGTCGTGTTCTGCAGCGTCAGGTATTTCTCTACCGCATCGAGGTATCCCTCCGTCAGCACGATTGTGAATGCATGCCTGATCGCCCTCTCTACCCTGGAAGGCGTGTCCCCGCTCATCTCGGACAGCCTGCGGTACACCTCCCCTGTCTTTCCGGGCTTCCATGACGGGTCCTCTTCAAGCAGGGCCATTGCTTCCGCTATGTAATGGAATCCCTTGACGTTCGCCGGCATGCCCATCTCTATCAGAGCATTGATTGCCTTATTTTTCATTTGCATTTTCCTCCATATCTGCTATAATTTAATTGGTTGATTACGAGAGTGCTTACGCCTTGCCGGGCTTATGTAAGCGCTCTTCTGTTATACGATCTGCCCGATGACGTCCCGGATCATAGCCGTTCCCGAGTCCATTGCTACATTCACAACCTTTTGGTAGCCGCTCTCGAACTTCGCATATACAAGATCACGCTCTTCGCTGTATTCCAGCGACTTGAGATCATGCAGATTGCGCGTTGCCTGCAGCGCCGGCAATAGCAGATCCAGTATCTTCTGCTTGTCTTCCCTCATTCCTTTCCACCTCCTCTAGATATAGCCTTAGATCCTGCACTGCCGCAAAGGCATCGTAGATCTTCTGCTCGCGCTCCGTGAATTCCCGGCCTGAATCAATCGCCTCTGTGATCTTGCCCAGAAGCCTGTCCTCAATCCCAAACGCTTCCTTGCTATTCATCTCCTCGCCTCCTGCGCTTCTCCACCTTCCACAGGAATGCTTATTTGAACTTTTTGCAATTTAATAGAATCTTGTGAAATCACAACATATGTATGTGGGTCATGATTCTGATTAAGATATTCGATGACTGACTCACATGCTTTTTCTAATTCCCTCATCTCTTCACATGCTTTTTCTAATTCCTTCATCTTTTCTGGCATCTCCTCGCCTCCTTCCTAGAATAACGGCCCCGCCATCCGGCAGTAGGCCAGCACTACTATGATGATCCCCGCGCCCGTTGCCAGGCCGATGAAAAATCCTGTAATTAGATCCTTGATAAACTCCTTCATCCCAGCAGCCCTCCCCTCTCGTCCTCCGGTATTTTAAGCGCCCTGCATATGCGCTTCATCTCTCCGCGCCGGAACGTGTCCGGATCATGTAGGCGCTTGTACAGCGTCGCGGATGGCATCCCTATCCGCTTGGCAAGCATCGGCATGGTCAGCCTCATGGCCCCTGCATGCTTCTTGATGAGGCTCTCCACGGCCTCCCTGTCTCTCTGGTCCTCAGTCAGTATTACTCTTGGCATCTTTCTCCACCTCCTTCTCTATTCCACTTGCCTTTATCCTCGTAATCTCCTATAATTTAGGTACAGGCATCTTCAACCCAAGTATTTGAAAGGAGAAAATCAATGCTTACGCAAGAAGAAAAAGCAATACTCGATTTTTTAATACCTCAATTCAAAAACGGCAATCCCATGGTTTCGCTTCAGCAAATATGTAAGGAAACAAAAATTCCAAATTATGAAACCGACCTGGCTTTAAGGCATCTATCTGATGAAGGATACCTAAGTATCAAGAGATATCTGAGCGGCTGCGTCGTTAACAAGATTTCTCATAAAGGGATTCACTACTCGGAGTATGAATCCGCTATATCCACATCGTCTCAAACTAATATCTTCAATGCTCCCGTTTCCGGGGCTGCTATAGGTAATTCTGGTACAACCATTATTAATAATGGACTTACTTTTCAAAATGCTTATGAATTAATCAAATCCCAATCCGTAACTTCTGAAGATAAAGTTGAAGCCGAAAAAGTCATAGCCTATATTGAAGCGCTTGCCGAAAGCGAGGCTCCGCTCAAAAAGGGCATCCTTTCAAAATTCAGTGACACCCTTGCCAAACACCCTTGGCTACCAGACATCGTTATGAAACTTCTTTTCCAATACATAACGGGACAGTAGCCGCGTACTTCACATCATGGGTAATGTCCAGACCGTATTTTCCATTCGCAAAATGAAACGAAAATGCGGTCACATTATTTATTTCTTTTCCATTCACCATCAATTTCCCCGAATCTACATCGAGATAAAAAAATTTCAAATCGGTTACTTCGTCTTCATGTATTGCTAAATCCTTTTTCACCTCTTCACCTCCCCGCCTTTTTTCTTGCATAATTGCCAATTGATTTCAGCATTCAGAAATGCTATAGTAATTTTACGAACATTTGTTCCGTTTAAGCAATTCGCTTTTTTTGAAGAGGTAACATAATTTTTTTTCCGGAAAAAATTCCTTATGGATTTTTTCCGCCTCTTCAATCGTAAATGAAGTCATTCCTAATAGTTTGGACACTCGTTCGATGGAAATGTCCTTTTTTGCCATCTCGGCTTTTAAATTTAGATATGCCATTATTTCTCCTCCTTTTCTACGCATTTGCGTTGCTTATACTCGAATTATATACTCGTTTGAGTATATTGTCAATAATTATTTACGCACTTGCATATTTTTTTGTTTACTCATTCGAGTAAATATGATATTATAATACCAGTAAAGGTGGTGGCATCATGGGGATTGGTTTAAAATTAGAAAAATTAATTAAAGAAAGAGAAACTAACGTTAATGAATTGGCTCAAAAAATAGGAGTTCCTCCTACAACTATCTACTCTATGATTAAAAGAGATAGCAAAAAAGCTGATATAGAGGTTCTTTTTAAAATCTCAAAAGAACTAGGAGTCGATGCAGAATATTTCTGCGATATTGATGACGGCAAGGTAAAAGAACCATCCTATGCTGATGTAGAAAGACTCCTGGCACGCAACGGAAAAGAATTCTCAACTGAACAGAAAATGAAGTTAATAAAATTATTGTCCGAATTAGACTAATAATAATTATTCGCTCTCTGTATTGCGAACACGGATTGGAATAAACAAATTTCTACGAGACACAAAAGATAAAAAGGTGGAGAAAAGATGTTTTTACAATTACTATTAGATGATTTTCGTATATTTAAGAATCAGAAGATACAATTAGGAGAGACCATAACTGCAATTGCTGGGCATAACGCAACAGGCAAATCTACGATTTTAGGAATTTTAGGCAATTCCAGTGAACTAAAAAGTAAATATGGAACAACCATTACCGATAAACAGTTTAAGGCAGAATTTTCGGAACTCTTTAAAGGATCAAAAACTCATGACAAAGTAAGCGGTCCCATTGGCAGCATATTATACCAACATCCTGCCCTGCCAGAACCATTACAAATTGGATTGCGTGTTACATGGCAGAAATGGACATCTGATTCGGAAGAAAAAAACAGATTTCGTATTTTAAATTATTGGATTGATCCCTTTAGTACTTCTACTTCAAAAACGTCCAAAAAACTTCCTATCCCATCATTCTATCTAGGTCTGAGCAGACTCTATCCTTTGGGGGAAAATGAACAAGAAGTTATAGAGGAACGAAAGTTTAAAAGCAAATTGACTGACAGCGACTTAAAATGGCTATTTACAAATTATAAAAATATACTCTCACTTGATGATACGATTGACAGCATATCAAATTATGAAATCAACAAAAAACGATCAGGAGGAATAAATACACCTAAATATGATTATTTAGGCAATTCGTCCGGACAAGATAATCTGATGCAGATTTTGTATCTACTTCTTTCTTTTATAAAATTACGTTCATCTTGGGAAAACCAAGCCGAACCATGGCTAGGCGGATTATTGCTAGTTGACGAAATAGATGCCACTCTTCATCCGGCTGCCCAAATTAGACTTGTCGATTTAATATATGATATAAGTAAACACTTTAATTTTCAGGCTGTTTTTACTACACATTCATTGCAAATACTGGAATATCTAAATCAAAAACAAACTAACGATCATGACATAAGCATAGAATATTTCACCACGGCTAACAATATACTTCAAATAAAACATAATCCAACTTATGAAGCGATGGAGAATGATATGCTTATTAGCAATTACTATCTTACAAACACACAGAAAAGAATTGTAATATACTCTGAGGATTCTGAGGCTCGATGGATAATCTCTCGTTTATTAAGCGAATATGAAGATCGCTATCGTCTCATTGACATAAAATTAGGCGGCGAATCCTTAATGGCTCTTTTATATAATGATCCGGCTTATTTTAAAAATGTTTTATTTATTTTAGATGGAGATAAAAATATATTACCAACCAAATACAAAGATTTACCTGATCGATATAACAATGTAATATTTCTCCCCGGTAACAAAGGCCCCGAAGCCCTATTATACGAATATTTAATAAGTTTACCTCCAACACATGAAATTCTCTCAAACTTCTTTGAAAAGGGATTGTCGTTACGTTTTTTTAAAGAAATGGATCCTCTTACAAGCAGTCAGTATAGCCACTATAAAAAAGACAGAGAAAAATACAAGCAATGGTTCATTGATAATCAGAGAATGTTTGAGGATATAAATCTAATGAAATATTGGATAGAAGATCATCCTGAAGACTATCGAGAATTCAAAAGAAATTTTAAGGATAAGTTTAATATCGTTGCTGGCAGAACAAAGATTCCTAAATTCAATTAGTTCTGGCCAAACCTATTATACTATAGTATAATCGTCTCAGGAGATGATGAACATGACAATTAATAACCCTTTAAGATACCCCGGTGCTAAATCAAAATTAGCACCTTACATTCAAAAGTTGATAGAAACAGAAAAACTGACCGGATGTACTTTCTATGAACCCTATGCAGGAAGTGCCGCCGCGTCACTTGCCTTGCTTGAATCAGGTACAATTTCAAAAGCTATGATTAATGAACTGGATCCTTTAATATACTGCTTCTGGGTTTCTGTTATGGAACATACACATGAATTAATTGAGATGATACATGAAGTTAATATCACTGTAGATGCTTGGAATGCATATGCTCTATACCGTAATAGCGACTATTTAAAAGGAAAAAGTATAGTAGAAATTGGGTTTGCCGGATTGTTCCTAAATCGTACAAATTTTTCCGGGATATTAAACGCAAATCCTCTCGGCGGTATGAAACAAGAATCACGATACAAGATAGACTGCAGATTTAACAAAACTCGTATCATAAAAAGTATAGAAGATTTATCACAATTTTCAAATCAAATTGAATTATACAATATGGATGCTCTCGATTTTTTAAAGGAGAAAACAAAATACAAAAGGAACAAAAACACCTTTGTATATATAGATCCACCCTATTATAACAAGGGGCCTTCTTTATACAGATATTATTATGAAAAGGATTTACATCGGGAATTGGCAAAATTTATTAAGACAAAATCTTATCCATGGCTTATCAGTTATGATGATGTACCAGAAATAAAAAGAATATATCGCCATAGCCAAAGACAGCATATTTACTTAGATTATTCCGCAAATACTCATGCCCCCGGAAAAGAGTTACTACTTTCCAATTTGGAAATTCCACCGATGGAACAATATGGTGATATCGAAAACAAGTTATTTGGATAAAAAAAACCGCCCGGTGCTACCAACACCGAACGGCCTAACATATATCCGAAGATATACGCATCTCTAACAGATTTATTGTATCATCTTCGGGCAGCCACCGCAAGCGGAACACCCGTTCCTCGCTGGCTGTTATTTTTATACGAATTTTTAAGGAGGATGATACCATGCCAACAGCAAAGAAACTGCCATCCGGCTCCT